CAATTAGCATTGCGCCCAGGTGCATCTGCTGAAGACAAGTCTCTTCCTTTCGAGGCACAAATCACAAACTACCTTTTGAGCCTTCATGCTCTTGAGCTTGACAAATTAATCTGGAGAGGTAACAAAGCTACAGGTACTGGTAACCTTCAGTGGATGAATGGATACCGTCAGTTCTTGACTACAGCTAACGGATGTGTGAACTTGAATACTTCATCTACTGCGAGCATCGACGCATCAAATGCTTACGATGTATTCTATGAGTGTTTCCAAAATACTCCAGAGGCTGTTGCTGAATCTGCTGACTTTGTATGTTTCGCTGGTCGTGAGAACTTCAATTACTTGATGAAGAACTTGGTAGACTTGAATTTCTTCCACTATTCTCCAGCACAAATTGCTACAATGGAAGAGATCATCGTACCTGGTACAGATATGCGAGTAGTAAAAGTTCCAGGATTGAACACTTTGGACAACATCTACACTGGTCGTGCATCACATTTCGTGTTCGGTACTGACTTGACTTCAGACTTCGATAACTACGATCTATGGTATTCTCAAGATGACGATGTAATCTATGTACGTTCTAAATTCCGTGCAGGGGTACAGGTTCCATTCTTGGATCAGATCGGTGTGTGGAACGGAACAGGTTCACCTAACTAATTGAATTAACCGGGGGACTTCGGTCCCCTTTTTTGAAACTTAAAAAATAAGAATCGTGAGCTGTAACATGACAACCGGATTTAATGACAGAACTTGTACCAATGGAAAAGGTGGTATCAAATCTGTTATTTTCTTTCCGCTTTCCGCAATAGCTACTGGTCCTACTTTGACAGGTAACGAGGTGACAACCTTGACAGTTACCGGTGAGGTGTTTCAGTACAAGCTAAAATCTAACCTTTCCAGCTACACTGCTCCTATCCGTGTGAACAAGGATAACGGAACTCTTTGGTACGAGCAAACTTTGAACATGATCCTGGCATCAGATACAAAGGAACTACGTGCAGAGATCCATCTTCTTGCTCAGAATGAGGTGGTGGCAATCGTTGAGAAGGCTGATGGTAACTATGTAGCACTTGGCCTTAACGAAGGTATCCAGGTGAACGATGCATCTGAGTATACTTCTGGTGTTATCAAGTCTGACAGAAACGGCCATACTATCGTATTGGCTGGACTTGAGAATGATGAGGTTCCAGATGTGAATGCATCAATTGTAGCTACATTGTTGACTCAACAATCTCCGGTAGTTTAATCTACATGAAACCATAAAGAAGGGAGAGGGTTTGCCCTTTCCCTTTTTTTCTAACTTAGAGCCATGAAAATACAAAAGAAATTCATCGGAGCGAAAGTCAAAAGTAATCTGGTCAACAGATACTACGTGATCGAGGAGGGGAATGAGGAGCTTTACATCAAACTCGGACTACTCCACATTTTTGAAGCATCAGAACCTAAGATAAAGAAATATGCTAAGATTGGAAAGGAATCAGACAAGCACAATGGTAGTGACAGTGACAGAGCTGAAGACTCTGGCGAGTCCGTATTGGCTGTTTGAATTTGAGGAAGAGCAATCTTTCGAGAAGGTATACTGCATTCTGCCTAACATCTCTACATCAATAGAACGTTTTGATGAATTTGAGATCACTGATGGTGTGGATGTGACCTTTCCATATGCTGGATTCTACACGTACAGAATCTATGAACAAACAAGCCCAAGCAATCTTGATCCTGATCTTGCCACATCACTATGTGAGGAGGGCAGAGCGCATGTATTCGAGACTGCATCCCCATCAAATGAGTTCCATACAACTATAGTAAACAACATCTATGAATAAGATCACATCACTTTCATTCAGTAAAGAATACCAGAAGCCTGTCGAGGAGAAAGATCGTCAGCGTGGATTCATGAAATGGGGAAAGAAAAATGACTATCCTTTCTTTTTGATAGAACTGCTGCAAGGATCAGCCTGGCACCAGGGCATCATCAAGAATAAAACATACTACATTGCTGGAGGTGGACTCGAGACAGTATCCGGTGACGCTACTTTATTCTTAAAAAATAGCTTCTCTGACTTCGACATGAATGAGATTGTTCAGAGAATGACATTTGACTTCGAGCTTTTTGGAGCCATGGCTGTGATAGGTACATGGAACAGAGAAGGATCCAAAGTAGTGCGCTGGGAATACATCGCTGTGGATCTTATCCGAATGACAGAAGATGAGCGCACTTACTTTGTTTCTGATGATTGGTCATCCCTTCAGCAGACTCCAGAGGCTACAAATTTCAGAAGCTATCCTGCCCTTGATGAGAATAATCGCACAGGATCTTTCATGCTTTATTACAAGGAGCCAGCGAAACAAGCTAAAGGAGAGAAAGGAATCTATCCGAAGGCACCATATTACGGAGGAATCACTGCTATTCAGACGGATGTTGACATTAGCAAGTTCCATATGTATGAGCTGCAAAACGGATTCAAGGCAGGGACACTTATCAACCTTGCATCAGGTGAGCCAGAAACAGCAGAGGAAGAGAGAAAAATCAAGGAGCAGATCAAGGGCCGTACACAATCTGTTGAGGATGCTGGTGAGATCATCATCACATTCAGTAATGGAGCAGATGAGGCACCAACTGTATTGCCATTGAATGGCAACAATCTGCATGAGCGTTACTTGATGACAGAAAAATCTGTTCAGCAGAATATCCTGGTAGCTCATTCGGTGGTAGCTCCATCACTCTTTGGTATTGCTCCTACAGGATCATTCAATGCTGCTGAGACTGCGGATCTGTACGAAATATACAAGGCTACCTACATCACAGCTCGTCAAAAACAGATTGAGTGGATGGTAAACTACATGGCAAAGCTATCGGAAGCCGTGGCTACGTTGAAACTTGTCGATGTAAATCCAATTAACCTACAACAGAATGAGCCAATTGCAGAGCCTACAGCGACAGATCAGCCATCAACTGATGCTGCGGTGGTAGATGTGGCCAAATCAGCTCTAAACGGGGCGCAAATAGCATCACTTGTTGAGGTGGTAGCTAATATTAAAGCAGGAATCTTGACTCCTGACTCAGCACTACAGATCATCCTTGCATCATTCCCATCTATTGACGAGGCACAAGCTCGTAAAATTGTTGGCCTTCCCACTACTTTAATGTCAAGCTGTGATCACAAGCATGAGTTTAATGCTGATGAGATCGGTATCTTCTCAGAATACGGAATGAATGCTGATGAATACAAGGTGATCAAGAGTGAGGTCATTGAATGGGATACACCTTCAGATGAGATATTCGGAAAGGAGCAGATGATGTTCGCTACAATCGGAGAGATCAAGGCTAACATCTCAGCCCTGGACAAGTCAGTTCTTTCAATGCTTGCTGAAGGAGAGGATTCTACAGCTATAGCACAGGCAACTGGTAGCACAATCAAAGATGTGGCTGAGGCCATTGCTCGATTGGTAGCATACGAGATCTACGTAGATGGCGAGGTGAATGACCTGGGAAAGTCATTGCTGGAGGAAGCTCCAGCTCCCGTTGATAGATTCATGGTAGTGTACAGCTATCAAAAAAGACCAGGTATTGAAGGCCCTCCAAAACTGCCAGATGGAAGAACAAGAGATTTCTGTGCCAGATTGTTAGACATTAACAGACTTTACACCCGGGATGATATCAACAGCATCAGCTCACGTGTTGATCGTGATGTATGGAAATACAGAGGAGGATGGTATACTAATCCTGAGACAGGAGCTACTACACCTTACTGCCGTCATATCTGGATGCAACAACTTGTAATAAAGAAATAAGATGAACTACTTACTATCCGTTGAGAATTTAAAGAAGCTCGGACTCATCCATGCGAATACCGACACAAAGATCCTTTCTGTTTGCATTAAGCGATCACAGGATATGCATCTACAGCCAGCACTCGGAACACCTTTATACAAGGCTTTGCTCACTCGTGTTGAGACAAATACATGGACAGCTGACTACCTTACGCTAATGAATGACTACGTAGTTCCTTGCTTGGTAGCATTTGTGGACTATCGTGCTGCGGCCATGCTTAATGAGAAGCTGACTAATAAAGCTGTGGGCCGACAGGATGATGAGACTATGACTCCCAATACTGACAGCGAAACAAATCATCTACGTGACATGCTCAGAAAAGATGCGTATTTTTACAAGGAAAGATTGATCGGATTCTTGAAAGATGATAACGGAATAAAGTATCCGGAATACATCATCTGTTGCGATGACAACGAATGCAATGAATCCGTGAAGAAAGATCACACAGGATACAAACCTTTTGGATGGATAGTATGAAGCAATTCAAAGCAAGTCAGAAACAGATCGATAAATTGAAAAAATACCTAAATGGAAAAGACACTAAACCAAATAATGTCAATGCTGGAGGAAATAGCAAACCAGCACAGACAAATAAATGAGTTTTTTCAAGGTGATTTTTTAGATGCCATCTCAAGGGATGCTGCTCAGTACAAGCTGATGGTAGCATCATTGCAGCCTGGAGGCATGGGGGCAGGGTATGTTCGTGTTAATATTGTCATCACAATATGTGATAAGTACAATCATTCCGAATATCGCCAGGTGAATGAGGTACATTCAGACTGTTTGCTGATCTGTAACGATATTAAAACTACGTTGAATCAATACGTGTGGACAGAGTTCGCAGATGTCACAACGGAGATTGCTACGGATCCATTCATCAACAGAGGCCAGGACATGGTGGCAGGATGGACCATGCTCATAGGATTGAACGTATTTGATGATGAGAACTGGTGTGCTATCCCTTACGATGACTATGACTTTGAGAATGGCACTCCTGGATCTACAGGAGACAACTGTGATCCTATCACTGAATACCATCTATATGTAGATGGAGTTCTCGAGGAGACTTTCTTTCAGGCAACAAATGAAAATAACACTATCAATATAACACTAAGCTGATGGCAATTACTGACATTAACATAACGACAGCAAGCGGATACAAAACTATAAAGGATGAAAGCACTGCGCTTCCTCAAAGAAATACCATGGCATTCACTGGATCAGGTGTGTCTGCGTTCGACAATGGAACTACAACTGTAATAAACATACCAGGATATCCGGCTACTATTAACTACGGACTATTCGCACAGACTGCTAACAGCCCAACACTTACAGCATCCACAGCAGAAGCAACTTTGATTGATGGTGGAGCTGGATCCTTATCGGTCCCTGCTAATGGTTTCGCTGTTGGTGATTCATTCCAGGTGAGCATGGGAGGAATGATCTCTGCAAAGAATAACGATACAATCACAATCAGATTAAAAACAGGAGCTGTTGTATTGGCTACATCCGGAGCCTTGACTTTGCCAGTTATCAACAATCAGGTATGGTACCTTACAGCTCAATTTACAGTGAGATCAATTGGATCTGCTGGTGTGGCATCTATTGTCAGCGTGGCCCAGTTCCACATATTAAAAGCTGCATCTGGAACACAGGAAGGATTTGCCTGGAATACAGTGAATAATACAACTTTTAATACGACTGTATCCAAT